GCACCGCTTGGGAGGGTAGACCGTAAGATAGCCTTACTGCGGTACGTTGAGCGGCTTCCGCTGCCGGACATTGCAGCGCAGACACATTACAGCCGGACGGCGATAGGCTATCGGCTGAAAATTATTGATGAAAAGCTAGACGAAAGGAGCTCACCGTGAACCTCGAAAATGTTCCGACCGCAAATCTTGTTACAGAGCTTCGCAAACGCGATGGCGTGGAAACGACCATTGTCGAGCCATATCAGGACGCAGAGGTCAGCGTCAACGGCCCTGCGCTGGTTCTTGTCGTGACGGATTGATTGTGGTATAATAACATCAACAAATCCACCCAGCCTCTCAAAGAAGCGCATTAGGGTGGATATTTGATACAGTCTCCCGCCCGCCTACTTATAGCGCGTACCATGCGGGAGACGATTTTATATGAATTATGGCAAATAAAATATATCACTTTTTGTCCCGTGTTTTGTTCGCTCTGATTATTTTCGGAGCGACATCAAGCGTTCTAAAAACCGCCCTTCCGTTTTGGAATAGTGCATTTATAGGCGTGGTTTTATCGGTATATGCGTCTTTGCATTATACGCCATACGATTTATGATTTGAAAGACTGCAGCCTTTGTAGAGAGCGGTATTGCCTGTGGGCGGTTCCGCTTTTGATTTTAGACTTTGCCGTTTTGGCGGCAAAAAACCCCCGGTGTTCCGTTTGAAGCCCCGGGGGTTTTTTGATTTTAAGGCTCCTGGAGATTGCCTATCATGCGTTATAGCCGGGGTGGATGTCGCCGTACAGCTCGGTGACGGCCAGCACCTTGACGGGGACGATTTTGCGGGATCCGTCCGGCTGAGGCACGGACATTGTCAACCCTGCTGCAATGGTGCGGTCAATGGCGCTGCTGTAATCGTGCTCCGGGATTGTTGCGATACTGCCAGGCGCTGCCGGCTTGCTTATGGTGTCGCCTTGCTGAGGATTGCAAGAGACGTACACCATGCAGCCGTTGCCGTCCTTGCTCTTGTAGTCGGCATAGTATCCGATGCAATGACTACAGTTGGGGGCAGGCGCGTAATAGCCGTAGTGGACGCCCTCCGGCAGCTCGATGGCTACGGCCTTACAATAAGGGACGCCGGCCGGCTCATATACGCCGGTGTAACCGCCGTTTTTGGTGATAATGTCCACGCCTCCGATGTTGGAGCTGACGTTATTGCTGACGGAGCTGACAACGCCAAAGCAGACTTGTTTGTTGCCCTTATGGGCGATAACGGCATTGATGACGATCTCCGGGATATAAGTGTTATTATCCATAATTAACCTTCTGCCGCTGTGCGGCTCTTGTATTGATTAAATTTAACTCACTCGTGGCAGTCTTTTTTTATCAGAGCCGCGATATAAGCGTTTACGCTCAGCCCCTTTTCGGCGGCCCTATCTTGTATGACTTTTTTCTGGCCCTTGGGGATGCGCAGAGTCAGGCGGTCGTAAGTGGCTTCATTGTAAGCGCTGATGTATGCGATTTGGTCAAATTTCTCCATTTGCTTCTCCTTTCTTTTTGTTTTGACGGCATTTTCGAATCCTGAGAGCGTTGACGGTGGGGTATTCGGCGTTCTGCATTCCTCGGTCATACGGAGTATAGCTCAGGACGGTATTCCGAGCTATCCCGAGAGATTCGGCGATTTCATCAATGCTCTTCCCGCCCTCCCTCATCTTTGCGATTTTCAGCGAAAGCGGGCTGGACCACGCACCGGCAGTGATCAAAATTTTTCTGGCTTTCTGCTCGCTGATCTTGAGCCTCCGTGCGATTCCGGCCACGCTCAATCCCTGCTCATTCAGGCGGAGGGCCGACGTTACAAGTATATCCATATATGTTTCCCTTTCCAAAAGCCCGTCAAGCCGATAGCGCAGCCACAGCGTTTATTTGTTCATCATATCTATCACAGCGTTGTAATGCTTTTCGTATTCTTCACCAACGGCAATCTCTTTTTCGACTTTTGCCTTCTGGTAAGCCCGCTCTTCGCCGTAGATTTCGCTTTCGATCGCATCGGGGATCTCAACGAATGCTTTCTGCTTTTTGCCATTGACCATCACATACACGCCGAATGCGTAATGCACGCTCTCCGGCCAACGGCCGATCTGCTGCTTGTAGGCACCAGCCTTCATTTCACGACCGTTCACGAGCAGGGAATTGATGGTATACTGCCACTTGCGGCAAGGGACCGTAATCTCGTTGCCATCGTTCCAGAGGGTTTCTTCAGCGACGATCGTCACATCAATGTCAAGCTCAATCTTTGCGCCACGAGCGGTAGTCCAAGAGTACTTCATTTTGTTTGCCTCCGTCTGTTTTGTGGGTGTTCTTCTGACACCCTTATTGTATCACATATGACGTCATATGTCAATGTTTTTCAAAGGAAAAATTATATTTGTCCTTCGTTGTGCGTTCGTTGCCTCTCGTTTTCTGCCGACGCGGTACACTGGGAGCATCAGGAGGGATGCATTATGAGTTATTATCCAACACCCGGAGCGCCCTACGTTCCGCAGCAGCCTGTCAATCCTTACGGCGGTATGGGCACGGTTGGCCTTACCACTCCACTGCCAAACGCACCGATGCAGCAGGCACAACCGCAGCGTCCACAGCCGATGAATGGGCAACAGCCTGTTCAGCAGTCGGCACAGGACGGCGGCTGGTTGCTTGGCAGACCTGTTTCCAGCAGAGAGGAATTTTTGGCAATACCGTCTGATTTGTACGGCAGACCGACCTACTGCCCGGACTTGCGCAGCGGCGTGATCTACTGCAAGCGGCTCAACCCGGACACCTGCGAATCCTATGTGCAGGAGTTTTACAGCCCGGAAGCGTGGAGGCAGATGCAAGCACAACAGGCGCAGCAGACCGCTGCACCGACACAGCAGTATGTGCCTATTGAGCAGTACAACACCCTTGTCCACCGTCTGGATGAGCTGGAAAAGTGGCAGAAGAGCTTTTCGAAGCCCGCTGCCGCAGCGAAGAAAGGAGAATAAGCGATGCCCTCTCCGTTTGATATGATTACTCACAGCCCTATCATGCAGCTTGCAAATCTGGCTCGTGCCGGGCAGAACCCGATGGGGCTTATCCAGCAGTTGGGTGGGCAGAGCGCCCCCATCATGCAGGGACTGAACCTGATTCAGGGTAAGAACGAAGCACAGCTCCGAACGATGGCGCAGAACCTCGCCAAAGAGCGTGGCATTGACCTGAACCAGCTGGCAAGCGTCCTGAATCTGACGCTGCCCCGATAACGCATCCCTCTAAGCGAAACGCTTCTCAGTTTTGCGGACTTGACAAAAACCGCATTTGTTTGGCTTCGCCCATCGCATACGGCGGTGGGATGGCATAACGCAAAACTGAAAGGAGTTTTGTTATGGACGATTTTGCAACTGGCTATCTGGCTGGGCAGGATGGCGGCAATAACAACGGCGGATTCTTCGGCAACGAAGGTCTGTGGGCGGTTATCATCCTCGCCATCATCTTCGGCTGGGGCACAAACGGCTATGGCCGGAACGGTGGTGACAACGGCATGAACAGTTACATCCCCTATCTGGTCGGCACTGGCGCAACTGGTCAGGGCGGTGCAGACACCCGCGCGGCTCTGTCTGAGGGCTTTTATCAGCAGGATACCTCCCGTTCTCTGGCGGGCATCCAGAGCGGTATCTGCTCTCTGGGCTATGACCAGCTGGCGCAGATCAACGGCATCAATGCCGCTATTGCTAGCGGCTTTGCTGGCACCAATCAGGCAATCTGCCAGCTTGGCTACCAGAACGCGCAGCTGGTGAACGGTCTGGAACGCAGCGTGTCCAACGGCGACAATGCCATCAACCTTGCCATCATGCAGGAGGGCAACGCTCGGCAGGCCGGCCAGACCGCACTTGCTACGCAGCTGGCGTCTTGCTGCTGCGAGAACAAGCAGCTGATCGGCGACCTAAAGTACACCATCGCAACGGAGGACTGCGCTACCCGTCAGGCTATCGCAGACAACGCCCGCGCCATCGTGGACAACTGCAACGCCAACTTCCGCAGCATGATGGACTACTTCACTCAGGACAAGATTGCCACTCTGACCGCTGAGAACCAGAGCCTGAAGTTCGCCGCTTCTCAGGACCGGCAGAATGCGCTTTTGACCTCCGCGATGAGCGCCCAGACCGACACCATCCTGAACCGGGTCAATCCTCGCCCGATTCCTGCTTATCAGGTGGCGAACCCCAACGTGGGCGTGAACTGCTGTGGCTGCTGCTAACCAACACACTCCCCGATAACACCGGGTGAACCATCGGGGCAGGGGTAAGACACCTCTGCCCCTGATTTTTTAGGAGGAAAAACATTATGGCTTGCAAAACAAGCTGCAAACTCTGCCCGCACCTGGTGCTGAGCCAGTCCGTTACGTTTGCCAACGATACGTTGACCATCAATATCCCTGCTGGCTCTTACGCAGCGGGAGAAAAATATTGTCTGGTCATTGCTCAGGCTTTGCCGGACACGACCACCATCAACGCCCCTGTGGTTATCACCATCGGCGCAGGTACAACCGCATACCCTCTGACCGACTGCAACTGCGCTCAGGCAACTGCTGAGAGCATCCACACTCGCACCCGCTACGCTACCCGCGTTGCAACGTCTGCCACCGGCACAGGCACGTTCAAGTATCTTGGATGCTTCTGCCGCTCTCACGCTGGTGCGCCCGCGTCCATTTCCTGAGGAGGTGTAGATTATGGGCAAGAATAATTTTCGCCGCATAATGATGCTCCGTGACCACGACAAAGACCGTGAGCCGGAACGTGACCGCCTTGAGGAGGAGCGTGACCGCAGGGAGCGGGACATGGAGCGCCGCCTGCGTCGTATGGAGGAGCGCGATGAACCCCGGCGCTCCTGGCGCATCGAGGAAAACCGCTACATTGACCCCTACCCTATCCCCCGCTACCCTGACGTAGAGAATGGGCGCAGAATGCCGCAAATCGGATTCTCGCAGACGGGCAGCTGGGACGACTCTTCCCGGCAGTATGAGCACGGGGGTGCATCTGGCAAGGCTGTAATGATGCCGCATCCGCATCTGACCCGTGACGAGGCAGAAGAGTGGTGTGATCGCATGAAAAATGCCGACGGCACCACCGGACCCCACTGGAGCTATGACCAGGCCACCCAGCTGATGACCCAGCGCAACCTCACCTGTAACCCCGTGGATTTCTGGGTCGCGCTGTGCATGATGTACAGCGACTATAGCAAAGTGGCCCGGGCTTACAGCGCCGACAATCCCAACTTTTACGCCGATATGGCGGCGGCATTTTTGTGCGATGAGGACGCCGTAAAGGATAAGCTGGTGCAGTATTGGGAGCACATACCAGCGGACTAAAAAGCTGACGACTTTTTGACGACTTTGGGAGCATCAAAATAAGCATTTATAAGCAAGTATTTGCAGATATTCGCATATCTCAAAATATTCAAAAACCCGCATGTATGCTGGATTTTCCAGCATTCATGCGGGTTTTCACTTTGGTGCGAGGGAGGGGATTTGAACCCCACGGATTTTACGCATTTGCGTATAAATTCTGCTTTTGACGACTTTTTGACGACCTCATTTATTTGCTTTATTTTTTACATACTCATCAAGCTGCGAATAATACTTTTGGTCTTCGGCGTCCCTAAGCTGTTGATACACCCGGCGGGTCGTTGTAATGTCTGCGTGTCCCATAAGTTTTTGCGCTACTTTGTCCGGCACACCTGCATAAAAAAGGTTAGACGCATACAGATGTCTAAATTGGTGCGCTGTCACAACGGCTCTCCATTTGTAGTAAGTCCTTACTTTTCCGGGCTGGCCCTTTATTTTTGAGTGCTTCTCTTGCCGGACGCTCAAGCCAAGCGGACGGCAGTACATCGCCCATCTCCACTCATATTGCGTTTGCGACAAAGGTTCGGCAGTCCCTGACAGGACATAATCAGACGCTTTGTGTAAGCGTCTTTTTTCGAGAAGCGCCGGTCTGAGCGGCGAGAGGATGGGGATGTCACGATAGGCATTATCAGTTTTGGGCGTCTCCAAATACGGCCTGTTTTTTTCCCACGGCATCGCTCGACGCACGTGGATCACACCGGCGCCCAAGTCAACATCCTCCCAGCGGAGCCCATTTGCCTCACCGATTCGCAGGCCTGTATACTCAAAGAGCTGCGCCCAAAATCCACATCCCTCTGGATGCTCATTGATGAGCCTGCATTGCTCCTCTGTTGGCTCTTCCCTTTTGCCCCGCCTCATCCCGGCGGGGACAGAAGCATATTGCACCGGGTTGCCTGTACCATGGTA